CGCTTGGCTTTTCTTAGTTTCTTAACTAAGTCATCGCCTTGCAAGTTGATGTCGTTATCTTGGTCTTCGTCTTCGTCTTCCCAGTAATTGTTGCTCATAGCAACCCACCCTTCTATTCGTTGTTAGTTCGCAGACCACAGTTCAGTTCGGGGAAACTGGCTGGCTTCTACTTCCAGACTTATACACCTCACGGGGCTGGCCTATCCGTGTAGGGAATTTAGAATTGACCTGACGCTGAACCTCTACGTAGGTACTGAGTTGATAGTGCACCTGAACCTAAACCAGTTCCAGATGAGCCACTAAACTCTGCTATTTCTCTTGCTACTAATTGTTCTTTCTTACGCTTAGCAGAGGCTAACCCTTTGAATGTATCTTGCTCTGCTTCTGCTTGCCCATACTTAACGCCCATCTCATCATAGATAGCGCCTAACTTTTCTGAAGTAGGTAATACCTCTGCTATATCAGCATATCCTTCACGGGCTTGTTGTTGTGTTACGCCATACTTGGCTAAATCTTCTGCGGTGGCTGCGCTAACAGATAATCTTTGCGCTGCTGCTGCTCCACCAATTTCGGCTGCCTTAACCTTCTCTTCTAACTTAGGAAGATTTTCCTTAGGATTTAAGAAGTAGTTTGTTAGGTCAGCATCTGTAATACTGTAATAGGCTTTAAGTTGAGCCTTGATAGTAGGGTCAGCATTTTCTACTCTAGATACAGCCAAATCAATTCTACCTTTAAACTCAGTAGGAGATACATCTCCAGCAATTAAACTTGACATTGCTGTTTGTCTAGCATCCATTGTTGTGCCAAAGTAATTCTCTTTGCCATAGGCTTTAAGAGTCTGAGAGTATTGGTCCTCAATATCTAGATATGATGCCTCATCTATAGCATTAAGTCCATTGGCTACACGGGTAGCATTGGCTTGGAATCTCTTTGCATATCCTATTAAATTACCATTAGCATCTTTATTATACTTAGGGTCTGTCTTTAATAGTAAAGAAGCCTGTTCTGGACCAACATTGTTCTTCATTAAGTCTTCAATTGCTGGTATTAAACTTGTTAAATTATATCTAGTAAATACACTCTTAAGTAAAGCATAGGCATCCTGTGCTTCTTCACTTAATGTAGATGCTGTACTAAGAGATGAGGTTCCACTACCTCCAGCACTACCACCTTGAGATGGTGGAGTCTTAGCATCTATCTTTGCTTGAGTAGCAGCATTAATTGCTGCACCTGCTTCAGCACCAGTCTTGCCAGCAATTGCCTCAGCGTATTCAGCATCAGTTAAAGATGTTTCAGGATTCCAAGAATCGCCATAATAACCAGCAGCATTAACTCCGCCACGGGCTTCAATTTGTTCTTTAGTAGCAACTCCAGCAGCAATAGCCGCAGCCTCTTGTGCTGCGTTTCTAACGAAACCAGGTTTAGTATCTGCTAACTCTTGAAGTCTTTTTGTCTGGTCCAAGACCGCTTGTAATCTTGGGTCTACATAATCTACAACACCACGTTCTTGCATTAGCCTACCAATCCAAATGACTTGAGGATACTGTTAGCATAATTAGATGCTTCCTCCCGTGCATTCTGTGTCTTAGACCAGCGTGGGTCTCTACGCATTGCTATCTCAAAATCTGTATAACTCATAGTGCCTGCTTTGCCACCATTACGTAGCGCTGCTTGGATATCATTATCAAATACATCTATTGACTCTGAAGGTAATTCAAGAACCTTGCTCTTATATGCAGCATATTGACTAGCGATATCTGCCACCTTTAAACCAGAATCAATCTGTGGTGCTAGGTTAGAGTAAAGAAGTTTAGACATTTCAAGAATAGATTTCTTCTGTGCCTCAAGAGAACCAGCAGAACCTGGCTTCATGCCAGCGGTAATTTCATTTAATGCTTTCTTAGTATCTAGTCTTACACCATATGCACTAGCATAGGATTTCAACTCAGATATATCTTGGGCAATCTTGCCATTACCTGATGCAATTTTTTCTAAATCTGTGCCAGCAACAGATGGCTTTAATACATCTGTTCTAATACGATAGTAGTCATCGGCTGTAAGTAATGTATCTACAGTCTTGCTGACTCCACCTTTAGTAGTGGTAGTTCTCTTAGCCTTCTTCTCTTCTCGTTGAAGGCGCTCAAAGTAATCATTCTTTTCTGCAGCAGTGGCATCTCTACCTAGCATCTCATTAAAGAATGAATCAATATCTTGGTCTGCCTCAGGGCGTGGTGTTTCCACCATAGTAGTATCTGGTCCACCACTACCACTGCCATAGGCTGGACGTTTAGAGAACCAGTTGCCAAAACCTGCAAAAGATGTGGCTCCGCCTACTGTGTACTTCTGGGCTTCGCCTACTGAGTGCTCATTAGCAGCCTTTAAGATACCTCCGTTAAGACCAACTTCACTTTTAGTTTCATAATCCTTTTGAGATATAAAACCTTTTTCATATAAAGATTTTCTTAATCCCTCTTGATTAGAGTAAAGTTTCTTAATCTTAGCAATTACTTGGCTACCATTATAAATACCAAAGTCTTTGCCATTAGGCTCAACAACAAAATACTTTATGGTGCGACCAATTTCTTGGCCGTTGGCATCATATTGAACTTCTTGTATTTCTAGTTCACCGTATTGATTTAAACCTATTTGAAGTGTAGGTCTATCTCCACCAAAGCGTTTCTCAAGGTCAGCCTTGTTTTTTGCATCAAGTGCATCAGCAGGATTGTCATATGTAAAACCCATTACTACTCCTTACCTGCAGTTGCGCTGGTTACTTCACGAGAATATTGATTTAACAAAGGTATGATTACCAATCTACTTGCTTCTTTAACTTCAGGACTCATCTTTGAAAGTTCAGCAATTAGGTTCATTACTTCCTGCTTGCTTGCCTTCTTATCTACATTGTAGTTAGGTAGTTTCTTTAGAGATGGGTTAGTAGCCATTCCAACGAATCCACTAACTTGACCTATGATGGTCTGCATTGCAGCCCGTAACTCAGGTCGCATAGGGGAATCTTTATCGGTAACTATTGCTGCTAAGTTATTAAACTTCTTTCTTAAAACACCACGGTCATCACCGCTATTTAGTTCTGTCTCCAATAGAGGATTAGATATAAGTAGTAGTTGACGCTCACGGGCAGCCTTAGCAATAATCTGTTTACGAGTATCGTAGTCTGGTTGAGTTGCTAGTTGTGCATCTTCCTTCTTAGATAGATTAAAGTAAATTTCTTTATCTTCTGCTACCTGAACTTTCTCTAGGTAATCCTGTAAAGAAACATCCTTAATCAAGCCTTCGGCTTCCATCCAAGAATAGATATCTGGATTGTATTCGCCCATACGTGGAGCAAATACCCATGCTAGTTCACCCCAAGTATCTACAAACTTCTTATTGTTAACAGCCCAATCTTTAACCTCATTGGTCTTGTTAATAAAGACTTTATACTCTTTGGTATTTCTAGGTACGATAAATGCTAACTTGCCTGGATTCTTTCCTACATAAGTAGCAAGTGCTAACTCCATTGGATTAGTTACATCATCACCCATATTACGAACAATGCCGTTATAGATATCCCAGAACTCTGATTTCCAAGAAGTTATACCACTATTCTTAATAAAGTCTGGTAATCCATTAGAGTCTTTTAATGAAGGATATCCAGGAGATACCTGACCCAACATGATTTGACCTACAATTAGATTGCTTGCAGATATCTTTATATTCTGTAGATATTCAAACTTCTCTTTTTCAGTAGCATTAACTGGCAATCCATTACCAAATGCTTGATGGTAAGCAATTGCCTGACGTGCTGCATCTGATTTAATCTTGCTCCACTCAGTTGGAGAAGCCGCTGTAGCAATGCTTCCACCCAACATTGGGAATGTAACCTTTAATAAGTCACCAAGACTAGTGCCTTTACCAACGTGTCCCATAGCAAAAGTATCTAAAAAGTCTGCTGCATCCGTAGTCCAAGGATAGATTTCATCCTTAATTCTTGATGGAATAAATGGTAGTTCTCTTAGCAAAGACTTCATTACAAGGATAGGAACACCAGCAATAGGCCCAGCAAAGGCTGGTTGTCCAGCATCTGGAGAGAATGATGGGTTAATCAATCGTAGTTTAATTGCAAACTCGTTGAATGACATAACCTTATAGTTATCATTACCAGTCAACATACGCATAACTGGCTCAATTGCTGAGTTAATAACTATATCCGTTGGGAAAGTAATGTACTCATCGCCCTTTTCGTCTTGATATACAGAACCCATATTCTGTAATCCAAGGTGTAATAGACGCATTCTGTATAGAGACCTAATTGGATGGTTCTTATATAGACGGAATATTCTGCGATGGAAATCTTCTGTTGCTCTTTGGAATCTAGCCAAGTGCTTAATAGATACAGATAGGTTGCTTCGGATAGCAGGGTTATCAACTATCTCCAGCATTGCATCTGTAGCCTGAGTCATTGCTAATTGAGCAGACATCTTTTCAGCCTGAAAATCAGCCTGTTTTCTAGCAGTAGCCTTTAACATAAAAGGATTCTCATCTAGCATTGCATTGTAGTATCTATCAGATAGCATCTTCTGATATGGCTTAAGTCTTTCTAATGCTTTACTTGCCATTACTGTTAATGCTGGTTGACGATAGAATCCAGTTACCTGTGCATCCATCATACCCAAGAAAAAGTCAGGGTATTTTTCTACAAAGTCTTCAAATGTAGTTGTTTCTTTAAGTCCACTAGCATCTTTTTCTTTACCTTTGTACACAAGGTTAGTATTAATATCTCCAGTTACTGGACGCATACCAACTGTTGCATCTTCAAATGGCTTAAACTCTATGCTATTAACTGCTCTTGCCCAAGTGTTTCCCTTGGTAGTCTTTTTAGCCTTGTCTAAGGCTATGATATTAGCACGGGTAGATTTAACTAAGTCAAGTAATGCTTTGTTATATCCAGTTTCACTGCCATGGAATGCTGTTCTAGCATCAAGCAACATGCTTTCAATAATATTTCTAGCAATTTCAGGGTCAGACATACCTGCCTGACGCATGCTTACTGAAATACCATATTGTTGAAGCATGCCTTTTAGTTTCTCAGGGGCTATTACTTCATAGGCATTGTTCTTTTTATCAAAGATAACGCCAATATGCTCTAGCATTTCATTGCGTGCTCTAGCAAAATCGTCTTTAGTCTTAAGTGCGTTGTTCCTAAAGAATGGACCAACTGGACTTATGTAAGTTCCTTCTACAACTTTCATTTCATTGTAGGCTAAACGAACTTTAAAGTTAGTAAACTGAGCCATTGCTACATCATGCTCAAGAAGTTTCTGCACATTTCTTGCTGTAAAGTCTTTGGTTGTTTCAAAACCACTTTCTTTTAATGCAGCACGAGTAGCATCTGGAGTAAATACTGAACTAATAATATCTTGGTCAAACTTGGCAGATATAGAAGAACGTGCTGCCATTGATTGTGAGATAGAGTTAGATAGATTTACATCATGACGGATTAAAGTTCTAAGTAGTTCTTTTCCAGCAGGAGAAGTTTTATTTCCATAAATCTGGAATACAGCCTCTAGCATTTCTTCACGAATCTGAAGATGTGAGATTTCACTTAATGGAACTTCATATCCAAGTTTCTTTGAAAGTCTTTGTTGAATACCTTTAACAATTTCCATACGCATATCTGGTGTTAACTTCTTGCGTGGGTCTACTTTAAAGCCCATCTTTTCTGCAAGCCAGTAGTATGTATTCTTGTATGGACCTATTCCAGCACTAGAACCGCTATATGCAGTTGCTGCCTTTAAGTCTCCACCAAACTTTAACTTACCAAAGTCATTAATAAATGATGCATCTTGACTTAGTCCAGCAAAGAACATTTCATCAATATTACTTCTAGCACCCAAACGTGGGAACAAAGTAAATACTGCCCAGAAGTTATTGTAATGGCGTAGTCCATTGCTTCGCAGCAATTGAGATGTAGCGCCACCTAATTTTTCTTGGAAGTCAGTAGCCTCAGATAGTTTGTTTTTAGTAGCAAAGCGATATAAATCCTCAAATGGTAGTGGAGCAATACCCTTAGCAATTTGTGAAGGATGTACTGCGCCTTTACCTACTAGGTAAGGAACATCGTTTTCTTTTCTAATTACTGACGGATGTACTTCATCTAGAAATTCTTTAGGTACTGCAGTTTTAACCATTGTATACATACCAGCAGACTCATTAAATGTCTTGCTTAATGTTAATAACTTAATATCTTCTGGCACGCCAAGTTTAGTCATAAATGCATAGTACATATTACGCACTACTGTTAACTGAACCTCTGGTGTCTCATCTACTACAGCAAGGGTAAGAGCCTCTGCAATATCTCTAGGTAGAATTAAAGCAGCCATATTGCGGATATCATCCGCATTCTTTACTGCATCTTCTCCCCATAGGATACGACCAGGAACACGGCCGCTAAGGATTCCTAATTTTTCTGCAGTCTTTCTTGCTTTAGATAGGCTACCTTGTATTTCAAAGATATCTGCAATCTGAGGATTAACTAATGATTCACTATCATTGGCTACAGTCTTTAAAATATCCATAGCATTTTGAACTTTTTTTTCTCCAGCAAGAATTGATTCTGCTGTCTTTACATCTGCAACTGGATTAAAAGTCGCATATGCAGTTCTATGGACTGCTGATGTCAGCATTCTAGAACTACGAGAAACTGGAATACCATTACGGCGGAAAGAAATACCTTCTACATTTCCAGCAAGTAATCTATTCTGGTCATCAATATTCATAAAGAAGTTCTTTGCTGACTTAGCATCAAACATGCCTTGCTTAGCAAATAGTTTTACTTCTTCGGTGTTATACCATTCTGGAAAATCTTCTTTAATAGAACGAAGGATTGCTCCTTGTTCGTACTTTGTTTCAGCCTCAGCAAAGCGCTTTAAGCGTGGTCCAAGTTCATTGTCCCAAAGTTTAACAACATCATCTTGTTTAAATATCCAGTCCATGCCAGCATCTGCACTACCTCTGCGTTCTGCTACAAATTGGTACTGGTCTGCTAAACGTTGGCCACGAGTCTTTTGACCACCCATTGCAAGGGCTTCTTTGGTTGTTGCTTTAATTCCAGCAACAGCGCCAGTCTTTGCTTTTAAAATAGAACCTACACCAGTATAAGATGTTGGGTCAGAGGCAACACGATAGATTGCATCTACTGGTCCAGATATTACAGACTTGGCTTGACGTTGACCTTTTTCAGTAGCAAGGTCAATACCAATCTTCTTAAGAAATTTATATGCCCAATACTCTGTATTAACTTCATTAGTGCGACCAGAAATATTATTTGCTATATCACGACCAGGAGATACCTGTGCATCTTGAGCAAGGTTTTCTTTTAATACCTTAAACTTATCTGGCTCATCTCCCATATACATGATGGCCTTAAGCATTTCAGAATCTGTTGACCCGTAAAGGTCAATTGCTTCACCAACAGTTCTTCCTTCAGCAATAGCCCTAGCAAGGGTAGTTAAAGCCTTGCCATGCTTTTCTTCATATGGCTTTACTCTATCCCAAGCCCAAGAGTTCTTACCATCATAGGCTTCATCTAAAAGTTTCTTGGAAAAATCACTTGGTCGTAACTCTGTAAGACTTTTATCAGAAGCCTGAGTTGCTTGACGAGCAGCAGTAAATGGTCGTGCTAATTGCTTGCCATATTTATCCAGCATTTTAAATGCTTCAATGAATGGACTACCAGCAATTTTAAGAGGAGTTGCTGCTACATTTCCAACTCCCATAAAAATTTTTCCAGCAAGAGATTGCTCTGGCTTGAATAAATCCTTATTAGGATAAATATATTGGATGTTTGCTTTTACTGTATCATCTAAAGAAAGAAATTCTTTACGTGCTTTTTCTGAATCCATAGCAAGTAACTCTTTAGCACGCTTATGTGTTTGAGCCATTTGCTCAACAAGGCGTGCAGATGTAGGATTCAAATTAGAATCTAAAGCAGCACGATAAAGGTTTGGACTCAGTTTTGCAACTGATGGGTCCAATATAATTTCAGCCATTAAAAGCCTCTATCTTCAAACGACCTGTAAATTAATTCTGTTTCTCCGCTAGGGTCATTTTGTGCAATCTGACGCAATACTGATAAAAGTGTAGGTTGAGCAGATGGTAGATTAAGTGCAGTTGAATTAGCGCCAGGTCCAAAGTCTGAACCATTTGTGATTGGCTCATTAGGCATGGTTGTAGGTGCATTAATAGGAGTTACATCTGGCATGCCAAAACTTGCAATTGGATTTCCTGCCATAGGTGCTGCTACTTGATTTGAGTAGGTTTCTTGTCCTTGTCCATATGGTAATCCTGAGATGTATTTTGCAGGTTGTGTTGGACCCCCGTCAGTGCGCTGACTAAGAGAGCCAGGGCCTGATACTGGGGCTGGGTTGTTTGGTTTTCTATATCCACCTCTTTGTGCCACACTTCCTCCTACTTAATCTTCTTTGGTTGTTCTTTTGATAAATACGGACCTGCAGTATATGCAGTTAACTTACTAGCAATCTCCATTGCCTCATAGGCATCTGCTCCAGCATATATAGCACCTAGTGCATAAGGTGCACCAGAACCTGCAGCATATACTCCATCTGCAGATTTACTTATTGATAACTCTTGGTCAACATCAAAGATTTCTCCACCAACAGCCATAATAAACTGAAAGCGGGTTTCCTTTGTATCTTCGTCAAAGTTATAACCATTCTCTGACATACATTTACGTAGAGATGGCATAGCCTTTACAATCATAAAGTGATAAAGGTCTTGCTTGTCTTGCTTAGTAGGAACGGGTGGTTCCCATATATGTTGTGCTATATCGCAAGGTAGTGTCTCACCAGAACCAGCGATTAAAAATGAGCCATTCTCTGAAATCTTTTTAACTTCAGGATGGCTATAGATGCGTCCACCTTCATCTGTTGTTTGGCTATCTGCAACTATAAAACATTTATCTTTATACTCTAAGCCAATTATTGTTGTCATGTCCCCTACCTAGTTATCTTCTTACGACTGTCCTTGCACTTGCACTTGCTGCCCCACCAGAGGTTAAACTAGATAAAAGACTTTGTAGTCCGCCACCTTGAGGTGCTGCCATAGGAGAGCCTCCTACGGCTGCGGCGGGAGCAGGGGACGGTTGCTCAACCGAAGGTGCAGCAGTAGGAGGTAATTCTTCAGGCTTAAAGACTTCTTCAATAGCATCTTCAATTGCAACACCCTTTTGACGTGCCTTAATAACATCAGCAATCTTTGTGATGATTTGTGTAGGGTCTTGTCCTTGAGTTGCCATTTGAGGAATTGCTTGAGTATACGCCCCTAACGCACCCATTAATGAGTTACGCATTTCTTCTACTTCAATTTTTTCTTGTTCTTGAGTTACGTTAATACCAAATGGTAGTTCACGCATAACCATATCTTTAGAAATAATTTTAGCGCCTAATGCTTGTAGCATGAAGATAAGTCCCTGCGCTGGGTTAAGTCCAGCCAACATGCCATAACGAACATCAGCGGAGTAATCCTTCTTAATATCCTTAGAAGGCTTGTAATCAATACTGTAAGGAGAACCAGCATCTACACCACGAACTGTCTTCTCAAAATCAAAGAATGTCTCATCTACCTCAAAGGCGATAGAGATAACATCCTTTAATGCTGAAGCAAAGATAGCCTGAGCAGATTTAACTTGTGTATCAAAACCACCCATAAGTGCTTGAACACCTTGACCAGTAATAATGCTTGCATCTAGATTACCAGTACGTGATTCTGGATAACGAGTTCCAGTTCTTAACTCTTGTTGTAGTAATGATTGTTCAGTAAATGCACCGTTAGGTATAGGTAGTTCTACACGACGTACACCCGCTGGGTTGTTGGTGCGAATAATCGCATCGCCACCAAATTCAATTTCTTGAACATCGCCTGGTACAACGATTGGTGATTGAACAGACTTCTCTGCTGCTTCCATCGCAAGTAATGCGAATCTATTACGAAGCAGTTGAATGCCTAGAACATCATCAAACTGTCCACGCATTTCGCCATCAATAGATGGACGTTTTGCAACTACCACCATCATCTTGCCTAGTGGATTAATAGCCTCAGAAAGAATTAAGTTATTACGTGTAGGAACAAATATTACTGATTGGTCCTTATCATAATAACGAACAAAATCAACCTTAGCGGTTAGGTCTTGACGGTATCCTTCTCGTCCCAAGAGTTCCATTTCAAACTCTGGGAACTGTGCTACTAATTCACCAATTGATAGTGAGTAACTTTTAGCGAAGGCGATGCAACGTCCGTAGCGGTCAAACTCTGGGTAAGCCCCAATTGGACTTTCTACACGGATGCGTGGCAGCCCTGCCTCTTCGTCTAATTCAATGATGAATGGGACGAAACCGAATGTGATGTAGTGGTCTGCGCCAGTGTACATCTGCACTTGTAAATCTGAATGAGAAAAATAATTAGCGGCAATACGAGTACGCTTATCGGCAAAAGAACGAGCACGGTCGCTGACCTGATTAGCGGCCGAGCAATTAACCGCTGGTAGTGGCGCCATAACTTCCGACAAGTCACGGGCAACAATATCAATAAAATTTGCAACGACATTTGCATCTACACCTTCTGGAAAGAATGCAGGATAAACCTCAGCAATTTTACCTTTACGGACTGCAAGAACATCTTGTGCTCTGCCATCACGTTCTGCCGAACGTTGCTTAAGAGAATCTACTCTCGCTGCAATTTGCTCAATGCTTAACAATTTGTGCCTCTCTTAATACTGCGCTGAACCCTTATATGGTTTCTTTTTATTCTTTTCAATAGTCTTCATTGTTTTTGCTCTTAAATCTGCAATGCGTTGTGGTGATGGTTTACCACCTTTTGCCTCTACTTCTCTTTCAAGTTTAGCAATAGCACCACGCATTTGATAAGTCTTTTGTTTATTAGTTAATTTCTTAACACCCTTACCAATTTTTTTAACCATTATTTACCCTTTTTAAGTTGTTTGATTAAAGCATCCTTTTGAGATTGTAGACGCTTTGCTGAGTTTTCAATACCAGAACGCTTTGAAGGTGGGGCAGCCTTCCATGAGTTTCTAAGTGTAGATAAGTTATTATTAATTTCTTTTAGTTTTTTATTTGCTTCAGTATTGTTTCTAACAAAAGGAGTTTTAGTTGCACCAAGATTTGGCACTACACCTTTAGTAATTCTTTGTTTGCTTACTGCAAAACCAAGTTCATCTGTCTTAGCCTTCATGCCAGGCTTTAACTTATCCTCTGGACGAACAGATGGACGTGGGCCTTTGGCTTTTCCTTCACTAACCTTCTTGCCTTTGGCGTTTACGTTAGTGCCAGTACGTCCCTTACTTGCTGCGCTTCCTACTTTTTTTGCAGCAGGCTTCTTAGAGGCAGATGCCTTAAGAATACCCATAAGGATTTTTTCTGGATTAGCCATTACTTAGGTTTACGCTTTCCTCGTTTTTCGGCTTTGTACATTTCAGAACCAATCCATGCTGAAGTTGCAGCAGTACCAATAGCAAAACCTGCTGCTTGTTTCTTTGCCTTTGATTCTATATTTCTATAAATTGGGTCAACTGCTTTAGCACCTTTACCGCTAATGCCAGCAACTTTTCTAATTAATTTAATAGGATTCATTACTTACCCATGTTTCTATAAACTTTATTTACAAACTTCTTACCTGCTTTAGTAATGCCACCAATAACACGAGGTGCTCCTAGCATTGCATAGTCAACAGGATTGCTTGGGTCAAATACCCAATCCTTAATAAACTTCACATTGCCAGATGGCTTAACCTTATTAGTTTGTTTTAGGTTTGTTTTCTTAGAAGCAGCCATTACTTGCCTCGTTGTTTTTTGAGTTTATTAATTTCTTTTTCAATAAAATTATTTGTTCTTGCTTTTTGTGCAGAGGTCATAGGTGGTGCCTTGGGTAAAGATTTAAGAATTGCATCTACATCTTTTGGCTTAACCTTTTTAAAATTCGGTACAACCTTAACATTTGATTTAGGTTTAGATACAGTTGTGGACTTTGTGCCACGGCCCTTCATGCCAGTCGGCTTAATCTTCTTAACAGCCTTAATTGCTTTGATTGGGTTTGCCATTTACTTGCCTCGCTTTGGATTACTATTAATTTTAATTACTGGTTTTCCTTCTTTTTTAATTGCTGCATCCTTACGTTTTGCACGAGGTCCCTCTCCACGCCAACTTTTTGGATACTCAGATGGGTGCATTCCAGCAAGTCTTTCTTGACTGCTATAGTACTTGCTAAGTTGTTTATCAAATCTATAATCTTGTGCACGCTCTGAGCGTTGTGATTTACTTAATTTTGCACCACGATTTTCAAGACCAGTCTTAGGTGCAGTTTTAGAAGGTACAACTTTAACGTTTGATTTTGGTTTAATTTTTTTAGCAGGTGAAGTTTTTTTCACTACTACTTTTTTAACAGCCTTAATGGCTTTGATTGGGTTTGCCATTGTTATCTCCTATGTATAAGTTTCGGACCACTGCTCAGCAAAGGCCTCGTCTAAGTTGACTGAAAACCGTTTTTCAGTTTGTGCTCTTGTTGCCCAACGGTTATGTGCGTAGCGTTGGATACGACCATTCTGTTGCATGAAGTCCCTTGCTCTAAGCACGGTAAACCACAGCGCCATAACACAGTCGGTCTTTCCACGGGTATTTGGCTTCCAAGTAATTAACTGTTGGACAAGAGCCTTAAGACCCTCTGAGTTCTCCGTAGAAGGAAACTCAATTATGTTGTTCTTTTGAAACTTCTCATCTCTCATAGTTCCCATGAGCATTGACATACCAGCAACACCAAAGTTGCTATCCCACTTGTTCTTGCTAGTGAAGTGAGATTCTAAACGGCAGCCATATGCAGCAAGCCAGTTTCTCAAGTTGTCATCTAGCGAGTATGCCTTTTGATGAGCGTTGATTTCCACACGTAATTCTTGTGGCCTATACTTCTCAACTAATTCTTCAATAGTATCTTGAATCTTCTGTGGCGTAGGCTCTGACATATTTACACAATCAAGAATATAAATCCTGCCATCATGCCTGTTGTATGTGGTCACCACAAACGCAGCATTCCCGCCCATTGCGGGGTCAAACCCTATTATCGTATACCCCTCAATGTGCGAGGGATGGCCTACGGCTCCTGCTTTCAGCAGGCCACGTTTGCGTTGCCCATTGATACAGCCCTGCACAATTGCAGGTGGAAAAATAGAATCATCTTGAACATCTTCTTGTTGGTAAACCAACGCCCATGTTGACGGGGTTACTTCGCCTCTTCTTTTGCTGAGTGCTTGCCCATCCCATTTGGGGTACAAGCCTTCTTCATCAGGCTCATCAGCGTCACCGTCCCACGGAACGTCTGACTTCTCCCAGAGCGTTTTCCACTCTTGCGGCTTTTGTGCATATTCCAAAACAGCAGGCATGCCCATATAAGTAAAAGGAGTTTTGCCACCAGACCAATGCTTGGCTTCCCTGAGTTCTTTGTAAAAGTCTGTCGGCGCAATTCGTGTCCCTACGATTAGCAGTTTACCGTTTTTACCCAAACGGGTAATAACTTCTTTTTGTAACCAGTTGATTTGTTTCTCGTACTCATGTGCGTTGGCTGTAGTAATACAGTCATCAAGAATGATGAGGTCAGCACGGGCACCGTAAATCTGTCCACCCATACCAAGTGCTTGGATGGTTGGGTCCTTCTCAGATGAATTTCGGGCATCGCCCCCAAGGTAAACGGTGTCAACTCGCCAAGTGTCTGAGTCTTCTTTCCAACCACCTTCTGGGCCAAAAGTTGTTTGCAACTTTAACCATCTTGGGTGGGAAAGTCTCTGCTTGATTGCGTACACGAACTCGCGTGCTTTGACCAACGTTTTGGAAACCACAATAATGCGGACATTGGGATTGAGGGCGATACGATATGTGGAGTAGTTTACGGTGATGACCGTACTCTTGGCGTGCTCAGGTGGCACGTTAACCAACAGACGGGTAGGGTCACCCTTCTCGTAAATCATGCTAGGGTGGAGCCAAGAAGGCTCCCTACCCTCTAGCAGGTCAATCCAATCCATATGATGAGGGAATACCCTCTGGTTCAAAAATATCTCTGAGAACTGAGGAAAGTTTATTTCCTCTTTTGGGATGCCTAAAGATTTTAGGGAGGCATCCTTTGCGGTCTCTTTGGCCTCTGCTAGGTCGGCGGCAAACTTTTTATCCCGTGCCATCCAGATTCGGACGGTATCAGGTTTCTTGTTTACCTTTTCCATAGCCTTATGGACAGAGTGGCCCTCGGCCACCATGGCCAAAACCTTGGCCTTTGCCTCTGCCATCGCAAGGGATTTTGGGTTCACTGAACCCTTCTGAAAAGTCATAGTCCTGTCCCGTTTTCATTCAGTTACTGATAGTTAGTAACAGGTAGTAGATACAGTTTGTAACGCAAGTTCCTGAAGAACTTGCTACTGTCTAAAAGAAATAGTTCCTATATAGTATTAATCCGTCCAAACAGCCAAAACGGACACTTTTTGGCTAACTATTTTTTGCAGCCTGCCCAGAAATAGGACAAAATAGGACATAACTACCTATAGCAGGGGGCTAATAGTTTGTACGGGAAAATCTTTGTTGTAGAAACTCTACTGTATTAAACAGATTATTAAACAGTCTGGGGTCATTGAGACCCCATAACTGTTTGCTGTCGCTCTGTTTGTCCTGTATAGACAGGCGCAGAACAGATGACAGTCTGCGGTCGCTGTATTAAATTCCTGACAGCGCCCCAGTTTAAAACAGAATCGTCACAGGCTGATAAGCCAATGCGATTCCGAACTAGTCGGAAGCAGTTATCGGCGCAAGCGCCGCCTGCTTCTCACAGTTAGCCTTTGAGTGTATCGTCCTTGTCAAATCGCCTAAGGGCGATTGTCCGCCTAGACGTCTGGCCTCGGCCAGACAGGCGATGACAAGGCGATAGCACTGTCGGCGTAATAGCCAATGGTTGGCTATACAGAAAGGAACTGAGATGACTAGTTTCGCACTATCATCATCTACGCAGTTCTTTGAATGCCTACATGAGAATCCTGCTTCATCATTAGATTCTCTGGAGGTATTCTGCGTAGAGTGCTCTTTGGAGCGAGAAGGCAGTAGCGTTGAGAACGCTCTGAACCTTCACGAGGTCAGCCGTGCCGAGCAGGAGTCTGAACATGTTCAGCACCTGCCCATCCTACAGAAGGATGGGGAAGGGCACGAGTGGACCGACCGTGAAGGTGAACTCAAAGAGCAGATTTATGACATTACCAACCGTCTTCCTAGTTGGTTATGGCTTGGCTCTCGTATCTTCCCTATGCTAAAGCCAGATGAACTTACTGCTTATCTGGCTCTACCATCAACCGATACTATCTGTGTCTCATGCCACCTACAAGTTAATAGATTTGTAGGTTGCCTTCAATGTGTAACGCCCTCTCAATCTCTATACAATGAGATTAGTAGAGTTCTTCATAGTTAGTCAACTACGGATTTCCCCTGAGATAATGCTCAGGGGAAAATCCTCCGAGAATAAAGGAGATAGATAAATGAGTAATTCATTTAGTTTCAATCAGGTTATCCTGAAGAAGGTTCTTGATTATGATTCAGTAATCAAGGTAAATCTTGAGGACCGTAGAGCAGTAAGCCAACCAGATGGTTCTTATCGCTCAGTATTTGTATGCTCTCGTCAGATAACAGTTAATGACACTGACCTTATGAAGTTCATTCGTGAGAATGTATCTGCGAACGATGAGTTCGTAGTTAATGTAAACGGTTATGCGACTACCACATTTAGTAAGAAAACTAATAAGTGGTATGAGAATCTCGTAGCAACTGAGTTTACTCTCGCTGAGTAATCACTGGCTGGGTAGAGGGGCTTCGGCTCTTCTACCCAGTCTCTTAAAAAACCACACCGTTTCATCGACAGATGACAGCGAGTCGAACAGGAGATAGCAGTGAGCAGAGACTTAACACCAGAAGATTTAGAAAGATGGAAGAAAGTCAGCAAAGATTATATATTAGTAGACCAGTTCCTACCTACAATCAATGACCTAATCAAGCAGATAGAGGAGGCAGACTCAGATGTTGGGCTACAATAATACAGAACTAGAGTGTATGAAGGCTGCCATCAACGCAGCCTTGACAGTCATTGACCAAGAGAAGTATCCTGCCATCAGCAGAAACCTATACAACGCCTCTGAATTTATCAGCGGACTACAAGTAGAAGGATGGACTAATGTTGGATGAAGATACCCCAGTATGGGAGCACACCATGTGGATTATGGCAAGAGTTCGGCGCCGCACCTCACATGTAGATATAGATAGGGCAGGAACAGAAGCCCTTGATGACCCAGAAGAATGGACAGTGCTAGAATTTGACACAGGAATAAAGCATTCCGAAGAAATAATCCGAATCAGTTAGGAAAGAGGAAATGATTAATGAGTTCATTACAAGTTACTACCTCACGCCAGCACAAACCTGGACATTCTTCATACTCTTTCTCTATCTCACATGGAGGTTCATTAGATGAAGAAGTTATTAGCGATGTCCTTAAGTTGGCTACTAGGGCTATTGTCAGCACCATTCTTGCCCAGTCCAGCATACGCAGTGGCAATAGCAACACAACTGGAAGCCAACTGCTTAACAGATACCTCATTGTGGACCCCACGAACAGCGAAGGCATACGCCAGAGCGCTGATGAATTGGGATTACCCACATTGGAACAGGTCTGAGTGGATAGCATTAGATAAACTTTGGACCAAAGAAAGTAACTGGAGACATCAAGCAGACAACAAAGAGTCTACTGCTGGTGGAATCCCACAGATATTAGGACTTGACCCTAAGTCGCCAGCCCCGTATCAAATTGAACGGGGACTGGCTTATATACAGCACCGTTATGAACGACCATCAATTGCTTGGGCTCACTGGCGCAGCAAAGGATGGTATTAGATTTCTACCTTGCGCTTCCGTATGGATTCCCTAGGTAGATAGATAAATGTATTGGTATCTATAGTCAATCAGTAGAGAAATCTGAAATGATGTTATAGCGGGCCGCCACTAGCCATACCATAGTGGATACCAATGCATTTGTTAACCCAACAACTAACAAAGGAGATAGCATGACAACAAAAGAAGCAATCCGTAATGAGATTCTTAGCGAGTTATTACTTGCCAAAGAATCATACAATCCTGACAGCAAGGATGACAACATCCGTATTGTTGAGAATGTTCGTAAAGCAGTAGATGAAATGGCAGATGGTATCAATCCATCAGCAAAGCACATCGCTGAACTAGCAGTTGCTGCTAAAGAAAACATACAAGTTCGTGACTTCTTAATGGGATTGCGTGCTGAAAAAGACTTTAAGTTTGTAGGAGAATACCTTGAGTATATGGTTGAGTTAATCAAGAAAGATTATTCTTATCCATTAGCAGCAGTTCTAACTACATACTTCTACGAGCACGGTGCCTCTGATACAGCCAAGGATTTACTTGAGCAAGTATTAGATACAGACCCAGAGTATGCACTAGGTAAACTATTGCAAAGAGTTTACGCTGCCGAGTGGCCAGCAGAATCTATGGCTGACATGGCTAAACAACTACACCACAAAATTATAGATACAATCTACGAGACAGAGGAATCAGATGACAACAACTAATCTAGTTCCAGGTGTAAGAAAAGCAGCATGGAATCAGGTTGGCACAGCAGTAACAGCATCATCAGCATCAGAGGTAGCCAGTCAAGCAGGCCTTGACTGGTCAGTATCTTTGCATGATATTGAGGCTAACTATGTAGTGCCAGGCAGTGATACAACTAATCGCATACCAGTTGCTAACAAGAAAGCGGTAATTAAAACTACCCCATTCGGTGAGACAACTGCTATTGGAGTAGTAGGTAACAAGTATAAACCATTCCAAAATGCAGAGATATTCTCAGCCCTTGATAGCATGATTGATTCAGGTCAGGCTAGATATGCTGCTGCTGGTGAGTATGATGGCGGCGCTAAAGTATGGATGTTACTAGAGTTACCACTTGAAGTAACAGTTGCTAACGACCCACATGCTGCGTTCTTATTGGCTAAGACTAGCCATGATGGCAGCGGTTCAGTTAGTATCAAGCCAGTGATTGAACGATTGTTTTGTATGAATCAAATCAATAAGATTTATCGGAACAATAACAAGCACACATACACACTACGGCATACACAAAATGCAGTGCTATCAGTATCTGATATTAGCAATATCATTCAGTTAACTTATGATATGGCTAATGAATATGAGACAATGGCAGAAGCATTAATTAATAAGAAGGTAGACCATGCTCGTGCAGTTAACTACTTCAAGAAAGTATGGGCACTACCATCTAAGATAGAAGAAGCACCTATTGAGTTGCTATCTTCATCTGAAAAGAATGCCAGAACAAAAGCATTTAATGCTAGAGCAAAGGCATTATCTATTTACAATGACTCAACTACACAGTTTAATATCAAAGGAACTGAGTTCGGTTTATGGCAGGCAGTGGTAGAATACGCTGACCATCATAGCATTTCAAAGAACCGAGCAGTTGCTACTATTGCACAACGCAATGATGGTATTAAAGTAAGAGCACTTGAACTACTAGGAATGTAAGGAGATAGCATGACAATGTATTACAGTGAAAACAACGGTGAACCATTCATCACTATCCAAGTTAAAGATGCTAAGTATACCCTTACTCAAGCAGCCTTGGCTGAAATCATTGAGAAGAATGAATCACTTAAGGTAGAACTAGAACAAAGCAACCGTATGATTAGAAGTTTAGGTTGGGATGTTAGAGAGTTCTTTGAGTCTAGACAAAACTCAGGTGAAGATGAAATCATCTGCAGTGTAGAAGATGTCAATGAACTACTACTTAAATTAAATGTAGACCCATTAGTCAAAACATGGTCAGCAACAGTGCTAATCTCAGCCACAATTACTGGCATAGAAGCAGTAGATGCAGACGCAGCAAGAGAGTTAATCGAAAATAATATTGAGGTTAACCTTACTGAAGATGGTGACCTATGGGTTGATGACATTGATGTAAGTGATGTGCATCCTGAATCATAGTATGTTATACTAATCTTGAGTGCCCCGATTTTGGCTATCTCCTTTCTCGGGGCTACTCATAAAGGAGAGCAATGGCACACTTACAAATAGAACGAGATAGATACGGCAGACCACTAGTAGTTCCACCCAAAGGTGGTAAGCCAGTAGCATATACAAGAGCAACTACAATTGCTAACTCATTAGATGATGCGTCAGCATTAGTTGCCTGGAAGATGCGTATGGCAGCCATTGGTTTAACAACTAGGCCAGACATATTGTTATCTATTAGCGCAGCACAAGATGACAAAATGGCAGTCAATTCTTTTATTGAAGATGCTATGCAAGTAGCAGGTGCAAACAAAGCAGCAAACATTGGCACCGCTATACATTCATTTGCAGAGCGACTAGATTTAGGATTAGAGTTAGGTGTCATACCACCTGAATATTTACCAGATATAAAAGCGTATGAAGAAACAACTAAGATTCTCAACAACAAGTTCATTGAACAGTTCAGTGTGCTAGACAAATACAAAATTGCTGGCACACCAGATAGAGTTGTTGAGTATAACGGCGAGTTATTTATTGCAGATATTAAGACAGGTCGAATAGACCATCCAAATAATATCTCAATTCAGTTGGCTATCTATGCCAACGGCTTGCCGTATGACCCTGCTACGGCAACCCGTGGCACATGGGGAGATGTAAACAAAGAGAAGGCAATCATTATTCATTTACCTGCAGGTAGTGGCACGTGCAAACTAGTGTGGATAGATATTAAAGAAGGCCATAAGGGTTTACAATTCGCTATGAAAGCAAGACAATGGAGAGACCAAAAAGGTCTTTCTTATCCGTTCGAACAGGAGAACAAATAGTGTCTCACTCAGAAGCACCAATCAGCATCACAGTAAAAACAGCAGCAGGTAGTTTAGTAACAGTTCGTGCAGAGCACGGAGACCAACTAGACCTACTACTTGTTAATGGACTGGAAGCAATCAAGTCAGCAACAACTGAACTTGAATCAGCAATCAGAGGTGCAGCACCAGTAGCAACACCAATGACAGCAACAGCAATCGCATCATCACTAGGCGCAAGCATCATCTCAACTGATAACTCAACTGCATCGCTTGGTGGACGCAATTGCCCACATGGAAAGATGACTGCAATTCAAGGAACAGGTAAAGATGGTTCTTTGTATCGTGGTTATTTCTGCCCAGCACCAAAGGGTGCCTTTGATAAATGTAAGAACGTTTATCTAAAAACAACAGACGCAGCATGGAACACATTCGTTCCTGAACAGGTTAAGTGAAAACACTTAGACGCTCCATCAACAAAGCAGAAGTGGGGGGCGAACCATTGCCCCCTGCTTTTCAAGCATTTGAAAGAGCGGGAATTATATTACGGCGTGCAGAAGTAACAGTAATTGCAGGCACGCCTGGCGCAGGTAAGTCATCAGTAGCATTGGCTATTGCAGCCAGAGCAAAACTACCTACACTTTACTTCAGTGCGGATACTAATGCACATACAATGGCGATGAGATTAATTTCAATGGCAGGTAAGATGAGTCAGTCTGCTGCCGAACAGTTACTAAAGAAAGACCCAGACAGAGCAGCGGAATTACTATTACTAAATAATCATTTGTTTTGGTCATTTGAATCTACACCTACATTAAAAGATTTAGATGAAGAGGTATCTGCGTTTGAAACTATCTGGGGTAGAAGTCCTACACTAATAGTTGTAGATAATCTTATGGACATAGCAATGGATGGACATGAAGAGTTCCAAGGTATGCGTGCTGCTATGAAGGAGTTAAAGTATTTGGCTAGAGATACCAATGCTGCAGTCCTAGTATTACACCATACTAAAGAAGGCTTTGAAGGTTATCCATGCCAGCCACGGTCAGCAGTTCAAGGTCTAGTCAATCAGATACCAGCAATGGTATTAACTATTGGCCAGATGAAACAAGGTAATGATAACTTCTTGTGCGTAGCACCAGTAAAGAATCGTTATGGTAGGGCAGACCAGACTGGCAATAACTATGTGACGTTAGCATTCGACCCAGAGTCTATGCATCTTGATGATGTTATGATTCGTTATATGGCACCAGAAATGTTTTAATGTCATCAGCAGCCAAACGCAAAGGGTCAAGAGCAGAATCAGATGTAGTTAAATGGCTCAAACAAAATGGTTATCCATACGCAGAC